TTAGTCTTTGTATTTTATCGTTCATACGAAACCATAAACCAGTAAGTGATAGATGAACTTCTTCTTCTGTCTGTAGTTGCGTTCCTACAGAAATATTACCAGGACCATAGTCATGTTGTTTTTTAAGAAATAATTCGTATTGTTCTTTTTGTAACCTACGAAATTCTTTGGTCATCTCAGGCCATTCTTTCTCCATCTGCTCTACAATTGGATGTATGGCTACATCTGTATACTCTAATTTGGTTTTTGATTCTTTTATATTACTCATATAATCCTCTTTTTCTATGTTTAAATTTACACATTTTTATTGTATAAGTCAAGCTTTTTTATTTGTCTTTTAATTCTTTTATTCAAATAGTATGTATAAATATGCTTTGGTTTTCTAGCAACAAAAAATATATTTTCATCTCCTGCATCATATCTTTTTTTCAACTCTCTACCATATGGTCGTTGAGTTTGATTTAAAGACCTACTATGCACTTCTTTTCCATCTACCATTAATATCCTACTCTTTGCAGTTTCTCCTAAATAATGAAAGTTACTAGCCTTATAGATAGTGCCCGCATGATTATAATGTTGGTCAGCAAAAGAAAGAACTACCTCTATATCTGTATTTTGTTTTAACCATTTAAGAGTCTGTGCAATAAAGTAACTTTCTGTATTCTTAGGTGTATCATCGATACAGCATAACCTTCTTAACTCCATACACCTCTTAGGATTTATAGGATTGTATTTAGCCGCTGTGTCTGGCATAGATGGTATTCCATATAACATAGCACCTATCATTTTAGGTAACCCAAAGTTACCTTCGTTATATAAACCGAAGTGGTAATAACTTTGGATACCATTTACGCTTTTTGAGTAGTGATGTTTTTCTATGAAACTTTTAACTGCTTTACGAGGAATTTCTTCTATTGTAAAGTTTATTGACATTAACTAATAAGACCGAGCTTCCGGATTTCTTTCTGTTCAACTCCATACTTTCCTAATATATCAGCTAACTCTGCTTGTCCACCGGCTGATATTTCATACATCTCTACGGCATCACTAGCCTCTCTTATACTACATTGTAAATGTTTAGCTACAATTTCATATAACCATTTTGGATGTTTCATTTGTTTATCTCCTTTTATATATTTTAACCATTGTTTTTTCTTTGGTAAAATATCTGCGTATACTTTGTATAACTCTTTTGGTTTCAATGGATATTTTTGAACCTCATTTACAAGATCTATCCATTCAGGCTTCATTGAAAGAAACCTATTAACCATAAAATTTGACCACGACTTTTTATCATCATCAGATATCTCTTCCCAATAATTAGGACTTTGTTGAGATGTTACTGCTTGAATATGGTCAAATAAACTTTTCTTTTTTATTCCTTTAGGTTTAGCCATCAGGCATCATCTTCTTCGGAACAGCGCCACAATTCCCACAACTAAATACCTGAATAGGAACTATAGCCTCTTCGCCTGTAGGAGATAGTAGAGGTGATATTCTTTTTAAGAAGTAAGTCTGTATAAAAGAGTAATTACCACACTCTTCACACTTTATACTTTCTGTCTCAGATAAATCAATTTGTTGCTTTGGCTTTGTTAAAGGTTTTTGTGCTTTCATATTCATTAGTTGCTCTCTAAGATAACATCTAATATTTTAGATTGCTTAACAGCTTTAACTTCCCACCCGTAAGGACTATCTTTAAGATACTCTGAAATTTTAGCTTCAGCTGCTGTAACAGCAAAACATTCTACTAAATAATTCTTAGTAACTTTTTTTTCTCTTACACCATTCTTTGTTTGTATTTCTTCTGTAAATACAACTGCTACTTCATAATACATAATAACTCCTATTTTAATATATTCAACATTTCAATTATCATAGCCATAGCATTGATTTCTTTATCAACAACTTGCGCATCTGATGCTTGATACTTAGCAATAGTTAAGATACACTCTGCAATATGTCCTCTACCATAATCATCAACTTCATCATACAGTAAACGAAATAGTTCAGCAAAATCTGACATTTGATTATCAGCCAACATTTTTCTTACGGTTACAAAAGCATCTTTCTTATTCTGAGTCTTTAATACATTTACTAATTGAGAACAAAACACATTGATATTCAAATCAATAGCCAATAAATTATCCTGTTCGATAGCCAACTTACCATCGACTATCTGACGCTGTGCAAAGTTAATAACTCTACGAATATCAGGATATCCACCGTTGACTAATGTAGCTACATCATCCATCTTAAAATCAACCTCTTCTTCTTTAAGAATATTATTTAGATGAACAGCAACCTCTTTTCTCGATGGCGGAACTATCTGAAATGGTTGGCAACGACTCTGTATTGGATCGATAATTCTCTCTACATAGTTACAGGTTAGTATAAACCTCGTATGTTTTGAGAAAGTTTCCATAAGGTTACGAAGAGCGGCTTGTGCATTAGGTGTAATGTAATCACACTCATCTAATATAACCACCTTCATATCTTTAAATCCGATAGTGGAAGCGAATCCACGAACCTTATTACGGACTGTATCTACACTATTTTCATCAGAAGCGTTTATATACATATGGTCACATTCTATATTATTAACCAATAGTTTAGCCAATGTAGTTTTACCTGTTCCAGCTCTACCATACAATAGTAGATGAGGTAAATCCCCACTCTTTAAATAAACTGCTATCTTTTTCTTTAAGTGATCATTACCTATGTAAGAATCTAATTCATTCGGGCGATACTTCTCAACCCAAAGTGTATTGTTTACTGTTTCCATTTATCGTCCTCAACCTCTACTTTTCTTATTTCAATATCGTGTTTATAGTTTTTAGGATACTTCATTTGTGGATGTTTCATCACGCTATGAAATTTCCTATTCTCTTTTTTGTTACCTAAGAAGTATATGTATCTATGTTTGCTAGCTTCCTTCTTCAACCAAAATGTATGACCTATAGCCTTCTTCATCTTTTCAGGTGCAGCTGAACCGAACTTTGAATACACACTACGACTATGCATCCACTCTCCATCTTCTGTAAGTCTGAGAGAGTATGTTGGTGCTAGCTGAAAATCACCACAACCTTGGTATATCCAATTTGTAGCTTGATAGATAGCACCATCATGTGATTGTTCAGGATCAGCATATGATATCAGAACCTTAATGCTTTTAGCATTCTCTTTCATCCATTTGAATGTAAGACCTAATGCCAAAGACTCAATGTTCTTACCATAACCATCAAATATAAAGAGTCTCGTAAGTTCTAATATGTTTCTATTCTCTAAGATTTCTTCTGAGAAGATAGAACCTAAAACTCTTCTACCAACAGGAAACCCATAACAAGCGACTCCAATTAATTTCTCTTCAGGTTCCGCAAAGAATTTATGTTCATTATCGGTTTGATAAAAAATTCCAAGCGGATACCTACAAGAAGAAAGCCTACCACTATAGTGGTTTTTCTCTATTATATCACGAGCCAATGGTTTATATATTGGACGAACAGAAACTCTAGACTTATCTACATACTCTTCCATTATACGTCTTGTTCAGCAACCAAATAGTAAGTAGCATCGTATTCATCAATCTTAAAATTGATACGAGCCAATCCGCCAGAACTAACCTCTAATGTTGCACTTTCACATTCTTTATTAGCAACCAAAACATCTCTGAATAGGTTAGCATTGAAAGAAACATAATCAATTTTATCATAAGATTCTGTTTCTACAGGAAGTGTAACACGATTGGTATTAATTTCTGCATAACCAATTACAACTTTAACGCCATCATCATCAGTTAATACTGTAAAATTATCAGTATCAGCTAGAGCACCTTTACCGGCAACAAACTTTGACATAAAAGATCTATCAACCTTAATCTTTACTTCAAATTCAGGTATTTGTTTTAGTTTTGGTGGAGTATTTATAACTGATAAATCAGAAAGCATATAGTTTACATCTGATGCACTATCTGATATCTTTAGAGAAACAACTTTATCTCCAGCCTTTGTTAAGTCCATTGAGATATTTTCAGACATAACTGAAAGTAGCTTTACTAATTGTTCTGTATTGTAAACACCTAACTCAGCTGAGTCAAATTTCCAATCTGTCATTGTTAGTTCACCAAGCAAATTCTTATCGCCTGTGATAAAACGTGTAGTTAATTTATCTCCATCACTTTTAAGCACAACTGACGAGCAGTTCCCACCTAAATAGTATTTGTCAATAAACCTATTTAATGAATGTTTATTCATATAACCATTCTCCTTATGTTAAGTAGTATATACATATATATCTACGATTATTCTCAAAATCAAAAAAATCTTTCCATTGATGTTTTTTTATTTACCGGCTCATCCCATTTTAGAGTTTCATAAAACATCATAATTTTTTTCTCTAACATCTGAGCATACATCTTTTTATAATCAATATGCTTTTTAATAAAATCTATTATTTGTGGTGGATCTTCATAACCTTTATACCCACAAGAATCCAATCCCAATTCATTTTGTCTAAGATAAACCCATCTTATCTTTTCTGATGAAGTTATCTTTTCATACCTTTTAGTCAATCCAAAATAACTAATCAAATCATTATAGGTTATAGCAGCTTTAACGTGCGCAGGCGAACCCTTAGCAAAATTTGTAAACTTACCCTTCTTACCATCTGAATACTTCTTTAGATTTTTTACACCTGTCGGCATAGCTATCCTATCAAAGTTTAATAGTTTCATAGACTCTTTAAAGTTTATAATCCTCTCATCTATCTTATCCTTTGGAACAGTAGCCAGAATATCTTCCAATACACTTTTCAACAACTCGCCCATAGCCTTTGGAAAGTTACTGCGAACTAAGTCCAAACCTTTTACATGCAGTTTGTTTACCTTTACTCCATTGTCATTGATAATCTTCATACCATATCTTTTCTTCACAATGAACAAACCTGATTTAGCTATCAACTCCTGCTTTATTTCAAATCTGTGAATGTCTAAGTTTAGAAATCTCTTAGCAAAGTAATCGTATGATTTGTTTAGAAATGCTTGCATTTCATCAGCAACATCTAATATCCTCTTACTCATCATAGTCTCACTATCGAAGTCCATAGTAGGAAATCTCTTCTTAACTAACGGAAGCGCTGAATAGAATACTGAATCTGTATCGATATAGATACAATAGTCTTTATCATCTCCAAGCTCTTTGTTGTAAAAATGATTACCTAGCTTTTTGGTAAATTTAATTAGTTCTTGACCTGTAAGTGTTGTAGCCTCAGCATTATCTAAGTCATAGAAACGAAATACAGGTAAACCCAATACACCATAGAGAGAGTTTAGCACCACCTTCTGAATCAACTGGCGACTTTTGAAATATGTATATTTTTCATTATCACCAGCATCACCAAACTTCTTCATCAACTTTCTATACTCCACACGAGTATCGAACCACTTTTCTAATAGGGCTGGAATCAATCCTTTCTTATCACTACGATATAGAACACCATTAGAAGATACTGAAACTTTGTTATTCTCAAAGAAATCTTTTAGTTCTGTTTCTGTAAGTTTACCCATCTCTTTTTCGCCTGATATAAGAGTGTAGGTTTTTTTCGTTCCTCTCATAAACTCTTCTGCATCCCATCCATTCAACTTACCCATCTTAGTTTCAGGTGATATATTTAAAGACATAATAACAGATGGATACATAGATGTAATATCTAAATCAAATACCCAATCATGCTTTCCTCTTTGTGGCGGCTGAACATAAGCACCAATAAACTTTTCATCACTATCCATTTTTGGTCTTGTTGGTTTGTTTGGTGCAACTATACCTAAGTTTTTTAGATAAACTAAAATAGCACCTTCTAAGTATCGAGAAGAAAAGAATACATCCTCATAAGGAACATGACCTACATGACATACACCTCTAGCCATATCGATAAAGTCTAATTTGTCATGCATTCTCTTTACCAACCTGACATCATGAATGTTATATTCTATGTATTTGTTTAAATCATTTTCATATAAATCTGTCAATGTTCCGCTATATTCTATCTTATTCTCACCTAATTCAAATTCAGCAACAGCATCTAATCTGTAAGATGATAGCTGAGTGTAAGTAAATAGCTTATATAAACCTAAGTAATCTAAACAACTAACACCAGCGAATAGATATCTACCTCTATGTTTATTCCAATGAACCTCTTGAATCGGAGACAGCATATCAGCAACATTACTACCAACAACTTTACAAGCTCTATTATATAGGTAAGGCATATCAAATGAATCCATATTCCAACCGGTTAATATAGTTGGTTTAATCTGTAAATACGTTTGGAAGAATGATTGAAGTAAGCTGAATTCATCATCAAACCTTTTTATAACTATATTATCCTTTGATTCTAATGTCAATCGGCTTTTTTCATCTAAAGCAAAAGCATAGTATATGTCATCCTTTGAATCATGTATAGCTATAGATGTAATTTTATTTTTAGCTTCCGATGGTTCTGGAAATCCTTCTGTAACTTCAACCTCAATATCAATCATCATAATACGATGATTTTTTGATAGTTCTTCCGACTCTGTATATTGGTCAACCAAAACTCTCGTTTCAGGCGGAACGTCTGATTCAAATAAATTCGGAGTCTCATTATCAAACTTAAAAACTTTTCTTAACTTGTCTCCATATAAAGATATATGAGTTCCAGCTCTATCTCTTACATATGCATATCTTTTATAAGGAAGTGTATAATACCCAAGCTCATCATCCCAAATATGAACCTTTGCTTTCTTTCTGTCGTAATAAATGTTTTGGTATATAACTAACTCCGATTGTTATAGGATATAAAATCCTCATTTTCTATGTTTAAATATACAACTAAAACCCTATACAAGTCAAGGGTTTTTTGATAAAAGGGGGCTATATTTCAAGCCCCCAAATCACCATTTTAGAAATTGACAGATAGTCCTAAGTTAAAGTTTCTTGGTGTTCCAAGAAATACTTCAGCGTTATGAGCAGCGTGAACTTTGTCACCATACCCATTATACTTACTATTGTCAACCGCGTCTTGAACATATACTTCATCAAGAGCGTTAAATACATGACCACTAACTGTCATGTTTAAACCAGCAAATTCTGGTAGTTTGTAAGATAGATGGAAATCTAACTTGCCGTAGGATGGAGTTTTCCATACTTGAGCTCTGTCAGCATCACCACTAACCTCACGAGAATCAGGACTCCAATCAGCATAGTGATTGTCATACCATCTGTAAAGACCTTGGACATTTAGACCTTTGATTGGTTTGATAGTTAATCCACCGACATATGCTGTCTGTGGCATATCACCAACTTTTAAGTCTTTAAGAGCATATTCATACTCTGTAGAAGTTTGTCCAATGACTTGATTATCATCATTATATTCTAACTCTGTATAATCACCATTAGCATCTCCACCGAAATACCAATTACCAGCACTAATAGCAACATCTAATGATACCATTTCGTGAAGAGCAACTTTAGTTTCGATTTCAAAACCACTATGACTTTGATTTACACCAGTTAGATAAATGATGTCTGTGTCGCCAGAGTCACCTTGACCTGTTTGAACAGATTTAGTAAGGTTTCTATCTTTCCATTGAGTGTTGTAGTAACTACCTTTGATAGCAACTAACTCACTTTTATACTCTCCACCTATTTCGTTAGAAATAAATTTCTCGTTATCTGGATTCTGTGAAACATTACCATCATTATCAATCACATTGTCTAAGATTGGTGGTTTCTCAACATACCCAATATTAGCAAATGCTGATAGTCTATCATCAAGGTTATATCTACCACCACCTTTCACTTGGAAAGTAGTAATAGCATCAGCCTTAACAACTTCTTTATCAACTGAGAAATGGTCTTGGTAAGTATATCCAATAGTGGATATTCCACCCATACCATATAAGTTGAACTTAGCGATGTCATACTTACCTTGTAGAAAAGCACCGAACCAATCAACTGTGGTTTCGTTGTGGTAAGCGATAATATCACCTAACCCAACTTTCTTACCATCAGGAGCATTGTCATCAGCAAAATCTACATAGTAGTCTCCACCAAGTAAATCACGAACTTCTCTAGCATGTTCTATTCCAGCGCTTCGCCAATCAATACCAACTTGAACCTCTAAGTCATCACTAACTTCATAGTTTAACTTAGAAATTAAACCAAGTGTATTTTGTCTATTGATTGAGTTACGAAGAATACCTGTTGAACGGTTTTCATCAGCTGAAAACTCTTCATCTATGTTATCGGAGTTTTGAGCAATCTCAGCATTCCAATCCCATATCCAAGGTGAACTTGCATACCAAGAGTTTCCTTCAATAGCAGGAGCTCTTGAAACACTACCATAAGTTCCAGTTCCACCACCTGAACCACCACTCCAATAAGCAACGGAACTTAGTCTAACTTGGTCATTTACATCATAGAAATGATTTAAGTTAACTAACGGTTTGTGAAAAAAGTTCTCTCTTTCATTTAAGAAATCAGAACTATGTCTATCCTGTGTTTTATCACCATACATATAAAAGTATTGTTTACCTTTATAAGAAGGATCAACAGGAGCCCAATTCTGATTGTAGAACCTACCAGCTTCAGTTTCAAACTTCTCACCAGCTACATAAGCAGAATCATTATACCCGTCAATACTTCCAGCTAACTCTTGTGAGTAGGTAGCAATATTTTGTTTGTATAAGTTCTGTCCGTGTCTTTGGGGAGCGCCGATACCATATAGTTCGACTCTTTGTTTGTCACTTATGGCGTAACTAGCACCAGCATAGTAAGCCCAAGCATCTGTCCAAGTTCCATCGATAAGACCTTCACCAGTTTTACGAACTATCGTTCCACTAAGTGCTAGTTTGTCAGCGATTAAACCTGAATTATAGTTTAAAGTAGTTTTTAGAAAACCACCAGCTCCAGCTTCTTGTTTGAACTTACCACCTTTCTCTTGAGCAGCAGGATCGGTAATAATGTTCATAGTTCCACCAATAGATGGTGTAGCAAGATTTACAGCTGATAGACCTCTTTGCATCTGAATGGAAGAAGTAGCATCACCTACCCCATCCCAATTAGACCAATAAACCCATCCATTCTCCATATCGTTTTGGGGAACACCGTTTATCATAACTGCCACATTTCTTTGGTTGAAACCTCTTACGTTGATACGAGCATCACCCGCACCACCACCTTGACCAGTTGCATATACACTAGGAGTAGTATTAAGAATCATTGGAATGTCTTGTGAACCAAGACGAACTTCCATTTCAGCTTTATTTATCGTAGTGTAAGCTACAGGTGTAGTTTCATCAGCCCTAGAAGCAAGAACTTCTAATGCTGACATTGATACCGCATCAACTTTAAGTGTAAAGTCAACAACAGCATCATCTTCTCCAACGACTACACTTATAGTCTTTGAAGAATAACCAATAAAAGAAGCAGTAATATCGTATGTTCCAGCAGGTACATCTTTAATAAGATAACTACCTTCGCCGTTTGAAACTGAACCAAGTTCTGTTCCTACTACTACGACATTTGCTCCTTGAAGTGGGTTTTCACCACCTACGACTCCTGAAATAGATTGAGCAAACAATCCTGTCATCATCATAAGTAGTGTTATTAGATTACGTTTATTTCTCA